ATTTTTTGTTTTCGCTGTCAAAATTAAATGTTTAGGTATCAATATCAATATCATATCAGTTTAAGTTCAAACTAAAACCAAAAAACCATGTTCATATTTCATTGTGTAAAATGTAAAACAGAAAAAAAATTAGAAAAAGCAATTTTGCAAATTGTTGAATCTAAAGTTGTTACAAAAAATAGTGAGTGTAATAATTGTGGTGAGTACATGGTTGAGGTGCAAAAAGAATTTGGTGTTCCTTATTTAATTAGAACAGAGCCAACACTTACTAAAAAATAATGGCTAGAGGACGTAAAAAAACACCAACTGTATTAAAAGAAATGCAAGGCACTGCCAGAGCTGATAGATTGGTCGTAAATGAAATGACCGCTGATCTTGTTTTAAAACTACCAGAGCCACCAGAAATGTTATCAGAAATAGGTGTTGTTGAATGGTATAAAATAACAAGTCAATTATTCAATTTAAAAATGTTACATCATGTTGACTTAAGTTTAATTTTAGCATATTGCAATGAGATGGCTACCTACATAGAATGCGAAACTGAATTAAAAAAAACTGGTAGAGTTGACACTTTCAAAAATACTAATGGTGATATAATTAGAACTCAAGCCAAGCCATTTGTAAAAATGAAAAATGATGCTTTGAATAATGCTTTGAAACTTGCAGCAAACTTTGGAATTACACCAAGTGCAAGAGCAAACATATCAGCTCCAGTTACAAATAATAATACACAAATAAATAATTACTTTGAGTAAATATTACTTTGATAAAAAAGCCGCACAAAAAGCTATTGGTTTTATTGAAACTTTTTGCACACATACAAAAGGAGAAAAAACTGGTGAGCCTTTAAAACTAGAAAAATGGCAAAGTAAAATTGTAGGTGATATATTTGGCTGGAAACATAAAGAAACAAATCTTAGAAAATTTAAAACAGTTTACATTCAGCTAGGTAGAAAGAACGGAAAAACGACACTTGCCTCTTCAATTGCTCTTTTAATGTTATACATGGATTCCGAAAGAGGCTCTGAAATATACTGTGCGGCATCTGACAGAAATCAAAGTGGGATTTTATTTTCAATAGCTAAGAGCATGGTTTTACAAAATAAAGAATTATCTGATAGAGGTAAAGTGTATAGAAACTCAATTGTCAATGAATCTAAAGGAAATTTTTTTCAAGCAATAAGTGCTGATGCAAATACCAAACATGGATTCTCAGCTAATTGTGTCATATATGACGAAGTTCACACCGCAAAATCTAGGGATTTATTTGACACCTTATTAACCTCAACTGGAGCAAGAAGACAGCCTCTAATAATTGCAATAACAACAGCTGGTTATGATAAAAATACAATTTGTTTTGAATTATATTCTTATGCAAAAAAAGTAAATGATGGCACAATAAAAGATGAAAGTTTTTACTCTGTTATATATGAAGCTGATGCTGATGACGATATTACTCTAGAATCTACTTGGAAAAAAGCCAATCCAAATTATGGTATTAGCTTAAAAAAAGAATATATGAAAAGAGAAAGTCAAAGAGCAATTGACGTTCCCTCATATCAAAACACTTTTAGACGTTTAATGTTAAACCAATGGACTGAATCTCATTCGGCATGGCTTACATCTGGCGAATGGAATGCGTGTCATCAAGAATTTGATTATACAAAGCTAGATAATTGTGAGGCTTGGGGCGGTTTAGATTTAAGCTCAACTAGGGACTTGACTGCTTTTGTTTTATTATTTAATGTAGATGGCAAGTTTGTATTTATTCCATACATATTTATTCCAGAGGATAATGCAAAGAAAAGAAGTGAAAGGGATGGGGTTGATTATGTTGCTTGGCTGAGGGATGGTCATGTTTATGGAACAAGTGGTGATGTAACTGATTATAATTTTATAAAAGCTAAAATAAATGAGCTATCAAAAAAATATAGAATACAATCTATTTGTTACGATAGGTGGAATGCTAGTCAATTAGTTATTGATTTACAAAATGATGGGGCGAACATGGACCCATTTGGTCAAGGTTTTAAATCAATGAGTATGCCAACAAAAACTTTAGAGGCTGAGATACTTGCTAAAAATATAATTCATAATAACAACCCATGCATGAATTGGTGTGTTAGTAACATTGCTTTGCAAGAAGACCCAGCTGGGAATATAAAGCCAAGCAAAAACAAAAGTGTGGACCGCATCGACCCAGTTGTTGCTCTAGTAATGGCTTTGGGTTGTCATCTTACAACTGAGAATGGCGATAGTATTTATGACCAAAGAGATATACTGGTTTTATAATTGTTAAAAAAAATATTACAAATTATTTTTTAAAAAACGAATAGTGTAGTATTATTGTGAAAATAATTATTTCACCTTGACTTTACTAGAGAGAATTACAAACGTATTCATCCCAGCAAAAACTCAAAAAAGAGATTTATCTTTAAACACATTATTTCCAGATTCAAATTCTTTTGATACTGACAAAGCCTTGACACTTACTGCGGTTTGGTGTGCAATAAGATTATTGGCTGAAAGTGTTTCATCCCTACCAATTTCTGTTTATTCAAAACAAACTAATGGTGATAAACTTGAGGATGTAAAAAGTCCAATATACAAATTAATAAAATTCAAACCAAATTTTTATCAAAATAAAATAACATTTTTTGAATATATAATGCTCTGTATTTGTACTGAGGGGAATAGTTATGTGCAAATAGTAAGAAACAATTCTGGAACACCAGTTGAATTGATATGCTTAAATCCAGAAAATGTTACAGTTGTAATAAATGGTGGTGAATTATTTTATCAAGTTGACAATGGTGGGGTCTTAGATTCATCTGACATTTTACATTTCAAAACGCTTACAGACGATGGCATAAATGGAATTAGTCCTATTGACCAATGTGCAAAGGCTCTAAAATATTCTGAAAATTTGCAAGAGTTTGGAAACACATTTTTTTCAAATGGTGCAAAGCCAAGTTCTATTTTGCAAACAGATAGAGCTTTAAGTGATACCGCTTTACAAAGATTAAAAACAAGTTTTAATAATAACTATGGTAAATTAAAAAACAGTAATTCAACAATTGTTTTAGAAGAGGGGCTAACATTTAAGCCTATTTCAATAAGCCCAGAACAAGCTCAGTTCTTATCTAGTAGGCAATTCAGTATAGAAGAGGTGGCTCGTATATTTAACATCCCACCGCACATGCTAAAAGATTTAAGTAAATCAAGTTTCAATAATATCGAAATGCAATCTCAAGAATTTTTAACGTACACACTCATGCCTTACATTAATAGGTTGGAGCAAGAGATGAATCTAAAACTATTTAGAACAAATGAGCTTGGATCAAAGTTTGTTGAGTTTAATGTCAATGGTTTATTGAGGGGTGATGTTAAGTCAAGAACAGAGGCTTATAGAAGTGCAATAACAAATGGCTACATGACAATAAATGAAGTTAGACAAAAAGAAAATATGAACTCTATTGAGGGCGGTGATAAACATTTTATGCAAATGAATATGACTACAATAGATAAAATTGGTGAGGATGCCTAGCATACAATGTGACAATGGTAAATGGAAATGGGGTGAAAATGGCTCATGTATTTATGATTCTAAAAAAGAAGCTGATGACGCCAATAGTGATTACAGAGCTGAGGGTGATGTAAATTTAAATGTTACTGAGGGAATGAAAGAAGAGGCTGCAAAAGGAAAAGAATGGAGAAAAGAGTTTGGAAGAGGTGGAACTGAGGTTGGTTTAAAAACTGCAAATATGATTTTAAGCAACTCAATGACTGAGGATAGGGTAAAAAAAATGTTTGCGTTTCATTCAAGACACCAAGTTGACAAAGATGCTGAGGGTTATAAAGTTGGAGAAAAAGGTTATCCAAGTGCTGGGAGAATTGCAATTGCTTTGTGGGGTGGTGATGCTGGATTTAGTTGGAGTGAGAAAAAAAGAAATCAATTAGAAAAGGAAGAGGAAGAGAGAGTGACAAAAAAAATAAAAACAGCTTTAGAGAATAAAGTTAAGGACCATAATGAGGACGTTAAGGATTCAAAAAAAGATTGGAATACAAAAGTCACTTATGCAAAACTTGAAAAAGTTTTTGATAGAGGGGTTGGAGCTTACAACACAAATCCTCAAAGTGTACGTCCAACTGTAAAAAGTCCAGAGCAATGGGCGTTGGCTAGAGTAAACTCTTTTCTCTATGCAGTAAAAAATGGAAAATTTAGAGGAGGCAAACATGATACTGATTTGCTACCAGATAATCACCCAGTAGTAAAAAAAATGAAAGAAGAAAAAAATTATAGAAAAAAAGTAGGCACAATGATTACTGATGGCATTGAAATGAATTTATATGATACTAAAGAAGAGGCAATCAATGAAGCTAAAGAAATGGGGTGGGATGGTCAAGGTGATGGTTTTCACTCGCATCAATTGGACTCAAAGGAGGTATATATGGCATTTGAATCACATGAAGAAATTATGGACGTTATGAATAACAGAACAATAAAAAATAATAATATGGAAAAAAGAATTTTTAATATAGAAACAAGAGTTGACACTAATGAAGAGGGAAAAGATTTAGTTGTTGGACATGCTAGTGTTTATGATTCAAGGTCAAATAATCTTGGTGGCTTTTATGAGTTTATTGATAGAGGTGCATTTACTGAGGAACTAATTGCAAATTCAGATGTTAGAGCTTTAATAAATCATGACCCAAATCTTATACTTGCAAGAAACACATCTGGAACTCTTAAGCTAACAGCGGATGAAAGAGGTTTAAAATACGAATTTGAAATGCCAGAAACATCTTATGGAAAAGATTTAGCTATTTCAATGAAACGAGGTGATATTACACAAAGCTCATTTGCCTTTACTGTTGCGGAGGATGACTGGTCAACTGATGCTGATGGTAACAATATTAGAACAATAAAAAAGATTGATAGGCTTTATGATGTAAGCCCAGTAACATATCCAGCTTACAATATGGCTGAAAGTGATTTAGTAGTTGCTAAGAGAGGTTTAAAAGAATATCAAGAAAGTTTAGTTGAAGAAACTAAAGAACAAAAGAAAAACAGTTTAGTGAGAAATTCTCTTATCTCATTAAATATTGAATTAAAAAAGAGAAAATAAATTTAAAAATTATAAAATGAAAACATCAATTATTTTAAAGGAGGAAAGATCAGATATTATTTCTCAGTTGGAAAACATTAAAGATGTTGCTACAACTGAGGAAAGAGATTTGACCTCTGACGAAAACAGTCAAGTGGATGGGTTACTAACTGAAATAGATAACCTAGATGCTAAGATTGAAAGAGCTGAAAAAATGGAAACTATCAAGCGTAACGCTGCGGTTGTTTCTGGAGTTACAAGCACAAAAGTAGAAAAAGAAGTGAGAGATTACTCTTTTCAAGATGCTTTAGCACAAGCTGCAAATGGTAGAATTGAAGGACTTGTGAAAGAAATGGACCAAGAAGCAAGAAATGAATCTAGATATACTGGTCAATCTTACAAAGGTATTGCTATCCCATCTAGTGTTTTAACAAGAGCTGCGGTTGGAACTGCTGCTGGAAATGCAACTCAATTTATGTCATGGACTGACCAATTAGAGGCAAACTTAGTTTTAGCAAGTGCTGGAGCTAATTTTTACTCTGGTGTAAACAACATGAAGTTTGGAGTTTTTTCATCAATCAATTCTGGATTTGTTACTGAAAGTGGTGGTACTGCTCCAGATGCAAATGGAACAGCTTCATCTTTAACTTTAAGCCCAAAGAAATGTATTTCTATTGTAAATGTATCTGCTGAGGCTGTAACACAAAACGCATCTATTGAAGCTGCTTTGAGAAGAAATATGGCTGCAAGTGTTGCATCCACTATGGAATCTGCATTTTTAGGAAATGATGACGTTACTGCTGCTCCAACATCTTTATTTAAAGATGCGACATCAGTTGCAACATCTGCTATTTCAGTTGCTAACGTTGAGAAAATGGAAACTGATTTGTTGGCTGCTAATGTTCCAATGGAGGGGTCTAGATTAGCATATATTATGAATCCAGCTGCTTATGCTGCTGTTAAAGATTTAGTAGCTGTTTCTAATATTACTCCACTATATGATAGAACAGATAAGACATTAAATGGATATTTTTCATTTATTACATCAAACCTAAATTCTGGTGGAACTGCTGCAAAAACTGCTGCTTTATATGGAGATTTTTCTCAAGTGCATATAGCACAGTTTGGAGGTCTGGATGTGATTTATGATATATACTCTGGTGCTGGAACTGGTGAGCCAAGATATGTATTAACATCTCTAGTAGATGCTGGTGCTGTTCGTGCGGATAAATTCCAAAAGAACTTAGAAGCATAGTATTAATACTTAATTCAGAAAAGGGGTGGTGGACTAACCATCACTCCTTTTTTTATAACTTAATAATATGAAAACATATCAAGTAATTACAGCCGCTAGTACATTTCCAGTAAGTTTAACTGAGGCAAAAGCACATTTAAAAGTTGATACAACTGCGGATGACACTTATATTGAATCTTTAATCAAAGCTGCAACTCAACTTAGTGAAGAGTACACTAATAGATTTTTTATTTTAACATCATTAAAACAACAAGCTAGTAGTTTTGCAGAGATAGAAACTTTATTCAAAAGTAAGGTCAATAATGTTACTAATGTTAAATATTATGATAGTGATAATAATTTACAAACATTAAGTGCTACTGTTTATAATGCTCTAATAAATTATGAACCAGCTCAAATACAATTAGCTCATGGACAAAGTTTTCCAAGTATTACAAAAAGAAATGATGCTGTTGAAGTAAATTATACAGTTGGTTATGGAGATGCAAGTGACGTTCCAGAAATCATTAAACAAGCTATCCTTTTGACAATCGGAAACTTTTATGAAAATAGGTCTAGTGTTGTAATAGGTAGAATAGCAACAGAATTGCCTCAAAATGTTAAGTGGCTTTTAAATACTTATAAAGTACAAATTGTAGGATGACGATTGGCGAACTAGATAGAAGAGTTGAGATTCACAATGTTAGCACCTCAGCAAATAGCTATGGTGAACTAACAAGGTCTTATAGCCTTTTTCGAACAGTTTGGGCTGCAATCGAATGGAAAGGCGGATCAGAAAAAACAGACGAATCTAGTAAAATTACTGGAATGACTAGATTGCATATTTATATAAGAAATTTAGATGTTTCAAGTTTAACTCTACAATCTAAAATAATATATGAATCAAAAAGTTATTTTCCTAAAGTAATTAATGAGATAGATGGTAGAACAGCTTTTTTAGAAATAATATGCGAAAATAAAGATTAATGGCACTAACATTTGGAAATAGAAGTGGAAGTCAAGCGGCTAGATTAGCTGGAACAACTGGAACAAAAAACAGAGTTGGAGTAAATGTTATTGGAATAAAAGAGCTACAAAGTTTTTTTAGAGATTTTCCTAGGCAATTAAACACTCCTAAAAATATGACAAGAATATTTAGGGAAAACTCAAAGCCTTTACAACAAGAAATAAAATCTAATATAAGTGGAATGAAGTTTAAAAATGAAAGTATTGGCTCTAGTATATTAGAAAAGTCAGTTGGGTTTATAACAACAACTGCAACAAGAAGAGTTGGGGGTGGTTACGTTGGTTTAAGAGCTAAAGGAGCTTTTAATAATAAAAGCGGTAGAAGTGGTTTTTATGGTGCTTGGATAGAAATGGGTAGAGATGCTGATAAACCAACTTATAAATGGGGACCAGCTAGACCATTCATAAAACCAGCTTTTGACAAAACAAAAAGAATGTTAATGACTAACATGCTAGTTGATGCAAGAAAAGTGATGTTGAGAGAATCAAAAAAATTAGTTAAATTTGGAACATTAGGTTACAGTTAATATGCAATTAGGAAAAGCAATATATAACATTTTAAGTAATGATGCCACAATAACAGATATTGTATCAACTAGAATATTTCCAAATGTAGCACCGCAAACAACTCAATTTCCATTTATAATTTATGATATAACTGGTGTTGACCCTAATGACACAAAGGATGGTGCAAGTACACTTGACACTAATGACGTAATGATTTCTTGTTATAGTGAGACATATTCTGAGGCATCTGATTTAGCACAAAAAATTAGAGTTGCAATGGATAGAATTAATGAGGGAACTTATGGAGGTGAAATAATACAATCAAGTCAATTTCAAAGTTACAATGATATATTTGATGATACTAGCGGTGATTCTGGTATTTATAGAAAGGCTTTAGATTTTGAAATTAGACAAATTAAACCAACAACATAAATAATATGAAAATAAAATTAAATAAAAATTGGAGGTTTGCTGGTCAAGTAATAATGGCTGGAACTGAAATGGAAATAAATAACAAAGAAACATTAAAATTTTTAAAAGAAAACGGATATGTATTTAAAGAAACAGACAAAAAAGAAAAAAAAGAAAAAAAAGGCAAAAAAGTAGATGCCGAAAAAAATAATTAATTAATAAAAAATAAAAGAAAATGGCTATTTTAAATGGAACAGAAATAAAAGTTTATAGCTCTGGAACAACAAATCTTGTTGCCTTTGCTCAAAACTGTACGTTAAACTTCAATCATTCACCAAGAGAAATTACTAACAAAGAAAGTGCTGGATTTAAAGAAATATTAGAGGGTGTCAGAGATTTCTCAGTTGATATTGATGGTGCATACGCTTGGACTGATGCAAGTGGTTCGGCTTTAACAAATGGAGCTGACGATTTATTGCAAACTAATCTATTAGCAAATAGATTAAAAGTTGATTTTATATTTGGTGATACTGCCTCAACCAGTGATGTTAGTTATGCTGGTAGTGGTTTTATTACATCAATGAGCTTTACTGGAGGTACAGAGGACACTGCAACTTATTCTCTTAGTATAGAGGGAACTGGAAGTTTAACTCAAACAGTATCTTAATAATTTAGGTGATTAGCTTTGACACTATTTTTGTTTAGTGTCTTAGCTATGAGCCTTTTAAACTAAACAAAAATGAATTATACTTTTATAAAAATAGATAATAAAAAACATCCAATTAAATTTGGTTTTAACGCCTTAAGAAAATATTCATCTAAAACTAATACAACTTTGCAAGATTTAGATAAACTAGGTAACAATATGACTTTAGACAATGCTTTGAATTTAATTTATTGCGGAATAGAGGATGGTTACAGAGCTGCAAAGCAAGAATGCAAAATAACAATAGACGACTTGGCTGACTTGATAGATAATGATTATGATTCTATTGCAAGGGCTATGGAAATTCTTACAGAGCAAATGGGCGGTGATACTGAAAAAAAGCAAAAAGCCAAGAAGTAAAAGAAAAACTTTCTTGGCGTAAACTTGAAAAAATTGCTTTTGGATATTTAGGAATGGGAGTTGATGAGTTTTATGACTACCTACCTAAACATTTTTGGAATAAGTTGGATGGTTTTTATGAGATAGAAAATATAAAAGAAAGGGCAAACTGGGAAAGAACAAGATGGCAAACAACATTGTTATTGAACATACAATTAGCAAAAGGTAAAAAGTTAAAGCCAACTGATCTGATTGAATTTGAGTGGGATAAGAAACAAAAAGAAATAGATTACAAAAAGTTGAAAGAGAAAGCTGAGTATATTAAAAAATTATCGGAACACAAAACTAAATAAAAAATGGCGTTAGGACTTGTTGGAAAATTAACTGTTATGTTTGGAGCTGATTTCCAAGGCTTTGACAGAGCAATGAAAAAGGCTCAAAAAAGTGTCAGTAGGTTTGGTGCTAAAATGGAACGTACTGGTCAAACTCTTACAAGAAATATCACCTTACCAGTCCTTGGTTTAGGAGCCGCTGCAATAAAAATGGCTAGTGATTTTGAGGAAACAGATTCAAAATTCAAAACAGTTTTTAGTAGCATACAAAAACAAGCTGAAAATACAGCACACACTTTCAAAAATTCTTTTGGTCTATCAAGTAAGGCTGCAAAACAAATGCTTGGTGACACTGGTGATTTATTAGTTGGTTTTGGTTTTACTGAAAAAGAAGCTTTAAACCTATCTAAACAAGTAAATGAATTGGCTGTCGATTTAGCCTCATTTACAAACTTTTCTGGAGGTGCTGAGGGAGCATCTTTAGCTTTGACAAAAGCCTTATTAGGTGAAAGAGAATCAATAAAATCTTTAGGAATTGCAATAACCGAAGCAGATTTGAAAACTTTTGCTTTAGAACAAGGTCTAATTTTTAAAGAATTAACGAGAGTAGAAAAAGCAACTTTGACTTTTCAACTAGCAGCTCAACAAAGCACAAAAGCAATTGGTGATTTTAACAGAACATCTGGAAGTTTTGCAAATCAAACTAGAATTTTAGTAGGTGATTTGAATGATTTAGGTGTAGAAATAGGTACTATGTTGCTACCAGTAGCTCAAAAAATACTAAACTGGGCTAAAGGTTTTTTACAAAATATACAAAATATGAATCCTCAAATAAAACAAAGTATTGGAAATTTTACTTTGTTAGCAGCTGCTATTGGTCCATTATTGTCTGTTTCTGGAAGTTTGTTAAGATTATTTTCAAATCTATTTAGTAGAACTGGTATTATTTTGATGGGTTTAGCGGCTATGGTTGCTGGGTTTATGTTTGTTAGAGAAAATTATAAAGCTTTTAAAGTTAGATTATCTGATTGGTCATGGTGGAGAAATGCTTTGATTGAAGCAGCAGCAGATTTAACAGAAATTTTAGGCGGTAGATTTGCCATAGCTTTAGGAATTGGTGACACAATTAGAGAATTTAAAAAAGAATCTAAAGATTACGAAACAGAATTTACTAGTTTTGCAGATGCAATAAAAAATCAAGCATCCGAACTAGCAAAAGCTTTAGGTTTTTTAAGTAATCCTTTGAGTTTGGGGTCACCGACAGCACCAGATTCAGAAAATAAAGATACAATAGTTGGTGACGTAGAACCAGCATTTAGTTCATTTGAGGATTTCAAAAAAGCAAATGAAGAATTATTTAAAACAAAAACTTTAACAGAACAACTAGCCGAAGCTTTTGGAATGACTGAGCAATCTATTCTAAAAATGGGTCAATCTTTAGGTCAACAGTTACAACAAGGAGCAAACAATATGAAAGAGTTTGCTACAACTGCAAAAAATGCAATAAGAGAAACAATAGGGGCTTTAATATCTCAAGGAGTTGCAGCAGCTGTAAGCAATGCTTTGTCAAATCCAGCTTTAAAAATAGCACCTTTTCTAATTCCAGTAATTGCTGGATTGGCTGCTGGTCTTGCGAGAAGTGCTTTCAATTCTTTGATTCCAGCTTTTGCTCAAGGAGGTTTAGTAACTGGTCCAACATTAGGATTGATTGGTGAAGGAGCTGGAACAAATGCCTCAAATCCAGAGGTCGTAGCTCCTCTTGATCGCTTAAAATCAATGATTAATGGAGGTGGAACTCAACAAGTTGAAGTGTTTGGTCGTATAAGTGGAAATGATATTTTTATTAGTAATCAAAGAGGCTCAATAAATAGAATAAGAACTGTCTAATGTCTTTTGGAAAAAAATATTTTTCGTCATATAAAAGCAATAATGGCTATGACTATTATTTGGAAATATGGGTATTTGGTCAAACAGACCCAGCTTATGAAAAACGATTAGGAGAAGGAGGACCAGTAATTCAATATGAAACTGATACCGAAGATAGATTCTCACCTATATTAACTTCACAATGTAGAATACCTTTTTTAGTTGAGAATGTAATCGAATCACAATTTATTGATTCTTTAAGAACAGATTTTCAAGAAAGACAAATCTATGTGCATATTTACAGAGAGAGTCAATCTGGATATGCCTCAGTGGCTCCTTTGTGGTCTGGCTTTATGTTAATGGATATTGGTGAGGGTCAAGATAAATCATTTCCTTATGTTCAAGAACTTGTTTTTGTTGATGGTTTGTCTTTGCTAAAAAATATTGATTTTGTAGATTTAAGTGACCCATTGTCTGAAAACAATGTGCAAGGGAATTATGTTGTAAAAAACATGTATTTTGGACCAGCGTCTTACATTTTCTGGTTTAGAGAAATTTTGAGAAAAAGTGGAGCCGCCTTAACATCTAATGGTGCTACTCAAGATTATAAAATATCAACTTCTGTTAATTGGTATAATGGAGATATGGATTCTCTTGGTCAAAGCCAAGACCCTTTAGAAAAAACAAAATGTGTTGTTTCTATGTTTCACACAAAAGACGATCAAGATGTTTTTTATCCAGAAAATTGTTATAATGTTTTAAAAGAATTGTTGAGGCATTGGGGTGCTAGAATTACTTATTGGAAACACCGTTTTTACATAGTTCAAATTCCAGAATATATTACAGCTGAAACTGGTTTAATAGATGCACCAATAAATATTAATTCTAGAATATATAATGAAAGCGGCTCTTTCTCTGGTAGTCAAAATCATACTGGTAGCACATTTTGGACTAGATACTTTCAAACTATTTCGAATACTAGAATCAGTAAATTAGTTGGAACTAAGTATAATTATCTACCAATATTAAAACAGATAAATGCAAACTTTTTATCATTTACTGGAGAAAATAAGTTTGGTGGTTTTCCATTTGGTCCTAATGCAACAAGTCAAGAGGTTTTTCAAGGAACATTGAACAATCCTTCTAATGCTGATTTTTTATTTGTGTCAATACCAACAAACTGGGCATGGGATTTAAGTCAAGCAAGTTCTTCTTTTAGTCCAACTCAAGGTTGGTGGATGCAAATCAAATTTAATTTTTATGCTGTCCAAGATGACGGAGCTGGAAATTTATCTTATTTTTATTTACAATATAGAACATCAACTGGAAAATATTTTTGGGTTGATGCTGCAAACTGGTCGCCTTTGGGTGCCACTTCGCCAAGATATGTTGTTAGGTCATTTAATATAACTGAAACAGCTTATGTAGGTTTTGAAGCATCTATTCCATTTGAGGATTCTAGTGGAAATCCAATAACAATGGATGGTGCATGGTCATTTTTTATAGACATTGAAGACTATGGAACAAGCGGTTCAAATCCAGGTTCTTTTTATTTAAACAATTCTGGATATGGTGGAGTGCCACAAAGAATGAGAAATCCGAATGTTAGAATCCAAGTTCCAGCTGGGTCTGGAAATTTTTCTGGAACAATAAGCTGGTCAAATACGTTACAAGACCCCCAAGGAATTTTGGTAACAAGTAATACTGTAAATCCAGCTGGTTTTAATGCTGGAACAGCAACTGATGACATACAATTTGACACTAGCTCACCATTTGTTGGTAAATTACAGCTTATAAAAAGTGGACAAAGCTCAAGTTATGGTTCAACACTCAATGTATATAATAATACAACAACTACATCTCAAGCAAATAGTGAAATTTTTGACATGGGAACTCTTTTATGGGGTGATTCTGTTAGTTATGCCAGAAGTAGTTTGCAAGTTGATAATGGAACAAATTTTGTTAATACAAATCCGAATGGTTTATGGGGTAGAGGAACCTTATCTGGAACAAAAACATTTACACAATTATTAATTGACGAATTTTTAAGTGGACAAACAAAAATAACAATAAGTCCAACAATGAGATTAGGTGTTGGAGTTGCAAATAAAAATGAAACTGGCTCTGCAACTGGTGGAGGAACAACAACAAGACCAAGATATGTAAATCCTATTGGTAAATTAAGAGAACTAAGAAGCAATGCAACTGACCCAGAATATTTTTTCAGAAGAGGTGCTTTTTATACTTTGCTTGATGAATGGGACTATGAGGGTTATCAAATAATAAGAAACACACCAACAACAACAACCCAAACAAATAACATGGGAAATCTTGGGGGTTCTCAAGTTAATGCACAAGCTAGTTCCGCACCATTGCAAAATAAAATAAGTCAATCTTTAGCTCAGAATAGTCCAATAGCTTATTTAAGACAGCCAGTCCCATCAGTTGGAAGTAACGTTGCTGTCAATGGTAACTTTACAACAGCAAGTGATTGGTCTTTGGGAACTGGTTGGACAATAGATACAACTGAAAGTAAAGCTAAATTTTCCGCAACTGGTTCAACAAGTGATTTAGTTCAATCTGTATTAGAAATAGAAAAAACATATCAAATTAATTTTAAAGTTGAAGTTACATCTGGAACTTTGTCAGTAAAGGCTGGAACAACAAGTTCAACTGTTGTTGTTAGTACAAGTGGAAATTATAGTTTATATGTTCAGTGTTTAGGAAATACACAAATAAAATTTCAAGCTGGCACAACATTTAATGGTAACATAACACATATCACAATAAAAGAACAAAAAACACTAACATCTTTGCCTATTAATGCTATTGGAAGTGCTGTTATTAAAGCTGGTGATACTTTTAATGTTATTAATGATAATGAAGATCAAATAATTAAATTAACTGCAACAGCAAATCAAGGAGCAAGTGATACATCCATTAGTGTTCAATCTCTACCTTTATTTGATGACATAGTTGAAGAGTCGTATATTTTAATAAATCAAGAAGACTTAGCGGCTCAATACCAAAACAAAACAAAAGGAACAGTTGGTGGCTTTGATATTACAGCAACAAGTATTGATTCTGGAAGTGTTGCGATTAGTAGTTATATAGATGATGATAGTTTTGGAACTGCAAGTGCTACAAGTTTAGCAACAAGTGAAAGCATAAAGGCTTACGTTGACACTCAAGTTGGCTCGGCTGATACATTGCAAGAGGTTACTGATAATGGAAACACAACAACAAATAGTATAACTATTGGAAATGCAGCAAGTCCAAATAATGCTTTAGAAGTTTATGGGAATGCTGATTCTGGAGTTGCTAGATTCAGACATACGTCTAATGGCGCTTATGGTAGTATTTTACTAGGAAGTGTTAATCTTTTTATAGGTGATGTTGGAAATTATATGTTTAAAAATGGGTCAAGTGAATTAATGCGTTTAACATCTGACGGAAATCTACTTATTGGAACAACAAACAATAATGGAACAAGGCTGCAAAGCATATCACCGAATGGAAATAATTTATCATTAAGATTAGGAAGGGCTGATAACTCTAATTTTTGGGATTTTAACCATGCTGGTAACGATTTAAGAATATATAATGAAGCTACAAGCGGCTCTAATATTCTTTTAGGTGTCGATGCTGGTGGAAATGTAGAGGCAAATAACGTAGGAATTGGTGTTGCAAATCCCACAGAGAAGCTACATGTTGTTGGTGATGCAATAGTAACTGGTGATTCAATGGCTGATGCTTTTAAACCAGCTGCAACTGGTGAGCCAATTAAATTTAAAAACTTTGCTAGTACAGAACTTGCTAGGATAACTAATGCAGGTAACCTACTAATTGGAACAACGAGTAGTTTTGGTGATAAACTTAGTGTTAATGGGAATTTAAGATTAACAAGTGCAACTTTAACTGGTAGTGGATTTATTGACAATGAAAGTACTTATATTGGTTTAAGAAGTGTTGGTGGTAAAAACATAGTTTTGAATTCAGGTGGTACTGGCGTAGGTATTGGAACGACAAGTCCTAATGAAGCTTTAGAAGTTGCTGGTAACATAAGATTAACATTTGGAACACAAAGACAAATTGCTTTAGGTTATGGAACTGGAATAAGAGCTGATGCTAATACAGATTTTTTAACAAGTTTTGGTTTTGCTAATACAGCAACTTTACAAGGTCAAAGAGGGTTTAAATGGCAAAATGATTCAGGAAGTGTAGAACACATGAGGTTGTTACATAATGGAAACCTACTCATTGGAACAACAACTGATAGTGGAAATAAATTAGATGTTACAGGGGATGTTTTAGTACAAAATTCATCTGCACCTAATTTTAAAATATATAGAAGTGGAACTGGGCAACTTTGGAATATGCAAATAGATTCTAGTGGGCGTCTGCAAATTAAGGAAGCTGCAAGTCTAGGTGGCACACAACATACAAGGTTACAAATAGATGATAGTGGTGAAGTTGAAGTCTTTAATACTTTAACTGCAACGCAATACATATATCTTGGTGATACTGGTGATACTGTCAATTTTTCTATTAGAAATGAATCTAATTTCGCAACTATTAGTAATGATACAAGAACATTAAATTTTATTGGAGGTGATAAAATATTTTTAAATGGTAGTTTTAGTGAGGCAATGAGAATTAAATCTTCTGGAAACGTTCTTATAGGTACAACAAGTGACAATGGTGATAAACTAAGAGTAGAATCAGATAACCCAATAATTCTTATAAAAGATAATAATTCAACAATTAGATATGCAGCTATTAATTTTAACACTAATGGAGGTAATTGGTTTCTATCAACTGGTGATAGTAATACTGGAGCTGGTGTAGCTAATTCAGATTTGTGGATCACAAGAGATAAAACTGGCTCAGATAATAGATTTAGATTTCACAGAGACCACAAGGCATTTAGTATTTATTCTGGTAGCAATCAAAATGTTAAATTAAACGCTGATGGTAGTTCTTATTTTAATGGAGGTAACGTACTTATTGGAACAACAACTGATAGTGGAGAAAAGCTGCAAGTAAATGGAAATATACAAATTGTTACTGGTGAAGCGTTGTATTTGGGGAATGGCAATAACATGGGTATTTATCATAATGGCACGAATACTTTTATAGAAAATGCAACTGGAAATTTAGAAATTATAAACCACACAAATGATGGTGATATAATATTCAAATCAGATGACGGAAGTGGAGGGATAACAGAGTATCTTAGACTAGATGGTGGAAATTCAAGAGTAGAGTTTTCAAAAAATTTAAAAATTATAGACAACGTATATTTATTAGTAGGAAATGGAAATGATTTGCAATTATTACATAATACTATTCAAAGTTTTATTATAAATGAAACTGGTGATTTAACTATAAGGCAAAATGCTAACGACAAAGATATAATATTTGAATGTGATAATAGTAGTGGAGGTGTTGCTACTTATTTTAAATTAGATGGTAGTGAAGTTTTAAATAGATTTTTTGTAAATGTATTACATCAAGATAGTGTAGAATCTATGTGGGGTACTGGTCTTGATTTAAAAATTAAACACGATGGTAGTAATAGTTTTATTAGAAATTTTACAGGCGATTTATATATTAGAAACGCAGCTGATGATAAAGATATTATTTTTCAAAGTGATGACGGAAGCGGAGGAGTTACAACTTATTTCAAATTAGATGGTAGTGTTACACAAACTATTTTTGAGAAAAACGTTAGATTTTTAGATACCATAGAGCTAAGACTTGGAACATCTAATGATTTAAGAATATATCATAATGGAACAAACTCTAATATAGAAAACTTTAATGGCACTTTACAGATTGTACAAACTGTAGATGATGAGGATATTGTTTTTAGATGTGATGATGGGTCAGGTGGTCACACGCCTTATATTACTTTAGATGGTAGTGCTGGACAAATACACTTACAAAAAACCGTAGGTGTTGGAACAACAAACCCAGATACAGCTTATAAAATAGACATTGCTGGTAAGGCTCAAGTTCAAGATGTATTAGAATTAGATAACGTATTAACTTTGAATGCAATTTCAACACCACCAAATCCAGATGAAGGTAAATCGTCAATTTATATGGATTCAGCTGACGGTAACATAAAAGTTAAAATAAATATAGAGGGAACAGTTGTTACAAGAACAATTGCAACTTTTGAATAATTAAAATAAATAAAAAAATGGAAAAAAAATATGAATGGATAATAACAAGCATGGATTGTAAGCCAGTCGAGGATAATTTAAATGATGTGGTTATAACAGTACATTGGAGACGTAAATGCTCTGTTGGAACTGAGGGTGAAGAAAACTATTATATGGCTGACATATACAGTGATTTAAGAGTTGGACCAGTTAACCCAGATGAATTTGTTCCTTATGAAGATTTGACCAAAGAACATGTAGAGGGTTGGTTAAATGCAATGACAGATCCGACTGTTGCTTTTTTAGATGAAACTTTGTCAAAAAATATTGATGAACAAATAAATCCTCCAATAATAACTTTGCCTTTGCCTTGGGTGTCATGAAAGGAGAAGTTAAAGATACAATAGAAATATTGGCTGCAAATGGAACAGCAATTGGTTTTAGTATTACAGATTGTAACGAATACTTAACTTTTGTTTCTTTGGTTTTGGCAATAAGCATATCTATTTATAAAATATATTATTGGAACTTTAAAAAATGAGTTTTATAAAAAAATTATTTGATTCTGGTGATTTAGTTAAAAATGTTGGTGATGTTGTAGATAATCTAACTACAACAAAAGAAGAAAAACTAGAGGCAAAAAAGAAGCTTAAGGAAGTTTTACTTAGTTATGAAAGTAAAATGCAAGAGCAAGTTACAAGTAGATGGTTGAGTGATAATCAAGGTGGTTTATTAACCAAAAATATCAGACCAATAGCCTTAGCATTTTTAACTTTTATGTTTGTGATTATATCAATATTTAGCGGAAATATAGGTCAATTTAAAATACAAACAGAATTTATTGATACATATAGAATTTTGTTAATTACAGTTTTTACAGCTTACTTTGGTGGACGTTCTTTTGAAAAAATAAACAATGGCAAAAACAAAACTATATAACCCAGATAAAGTTAACAGTTTAGAAATGCAATTTGGTCGCATTGCAAAGAGTGTAAAAAAAAGATATGAAAAAAAGAAAACTAAACAGCACAAATCCAAAATATAAAAAGCAAGAAAAAACAAAAGAATATAAAAAAGTTTTACATAAAGAAATAAAAGGTTGTAAAATCTATATGTGTTATGAAATACTTTAAGTTAAGAGAATTTGTATGCAATTGTGGATGTGGCAAAAACAAAATTAATAGAACTTTTTTAAAAGTATTAGAAGCCGCTAGAGCTTTTTCAAAAAATGAAGATGGCTCAGATGTACCTTTTATAATTACTAGCGGTTACAGATGCGAAAATCACCCAGTCAGTAAACCAACAAGCTCACACATTAAAGGACTAGCAGCCGACATATTAGTAAAAAATAGTAGAGAAAGAGCTGTAATTCTTGGAGCTTTGATGAACGCTGGATTTAACAGATTTGGCATTGGTCATAATTTTATACATGTAGATTTAGATGAGGATAAAACACAATGTGTAATTTGGACTTATTAAATGGAATCAAAGTATTTAGAATATCTTGACGAAATATTAGAACACTTTTGGAATGGAAATGGCTATCAAAGCATAGCTCAACATTTAATAGAAAAATATAATTTAAATGTAAAAAAAACAACTCTAAGACATAGAATTAAAGATATAATTCAATATGAGATAGCTGACAAAGAAGTAATAGAGGAAAACTTAAAACTAGCTAAAAAAAGCCAAAAACAAGCTGACTTAAACAGAATAAAGAATAAATCATTTAGAGAGCATGTAAGGCTCGAAAATGCTTTGGTTGAATACAATAAGGCTTTGATTGATATTCTTAAAACAGAGAGCCTTAAAACAACAATAAAACAGCATAAATCTAAAGGCAAACAAGCAATCATTTGTCAAATTGCTGACACACATTTTAATGAACTTGTTGATTTAAAACATAATAAATATGATTTTGAGGTAGCATCAAAGAGGTTGCAAAAGTTTGCACATCATATAAAAGAATATGCTACTTTTTATAATGTAAATGAAATATTTATTGCAATAACTGGGGATTTACTTAATTCAGATAGAAGATTAGATGAAAAATTAGCAATGTCAACTAATAGGGCAAAAGCTACTTTTTTAGGTGTTCACCTTTTAAAACATTTTATTTTAGATTTAAACAGCATTGCAAATGTTAGTGTTGGATGTGTTTCTGGAAATGAATCAAGAGCTTATGAGCTAGGTTGGGTTGATATGGTTGCAACTGACAATTACGATTTTACTATTTTTGAAATACTAAGAATGTTATTGCCAAATATTAATTTTATTACATCTGGAGGCTTAGAACTTGTTGTTGAGGTTAATGGTCATAATTGCCTTCTTCTTCATGGTCATCAACTCGGTAACATGCAAAATGATAAAATTGCAAAAGTAATTAGTAAATATGCTAGAAATGGTATAATACTCGATTTTATGATGTGTGGTCATTTACATGAAACAAAGATAACAGATATGTTTGCAAGATCAAGTTCATTAGTTGGAGCTAATGCTTATAGTGAAAATGCTTTATTATTAAGCTCTAGGGCGGCTCAAAACATATATATTATGAAAGACAATGAAAGGCATGATATAAGAATTGATTTGCAACATACAAAAGGATTTAATGGTTATGCAATAAATAAAGAGCTTTCAGCTTATAATGCAAAAAGTTTAGACAAAACACACAAAAAACAAACAGTATTTAAAATTGTTATATAAATTTTTATATATTTGTGCGTTTTTAAAATTAGATTTGTTTCGTAATAACTTGTTAAAGAGCCTCTTACATAGAGGCTTTTTTTATTTATTATATCTAGAAAATAAAATAAATATAAAGTTTTTTACATTTTTATTCTTTTATGTTAAAAAGATTATGTACTTTTACATTAAATTTTAAAAAACAATATTATGAAACAACATATAGTAACAAATAAATTTAACAAAAAACAATATCAATTAAATGATTTAGAAGTTGTAAAGTTTTTTGAAAAACAAGATATTACAAACTATACAATAAAAGATAAATTAACTTTAGAAAAAGTAGTTGGTAACATAATTGCATTTTTAACAGTAGCTTTAGCATCAATTGCTTTGTTGATGTTAGGCTCTTTAATGGATAAGTTATGACAAAAAAAGAATTAACAAAAATATACAAAGACTATAATTTATCAAAAGACGATATTTTTCAAGATAGAAGAGGCTTTATAATTATAACAAGGTCTGGCATTGAAAAAATACAATTTAATCAAAACATAAAAATTGAATTTGATGTAATTAAATGCGAAAAAGATAATGTAGTTATAAAAGCAAATAGTTTTTTATTGGATCAAGATGGTGAATGGCTTAAACAAATTGAAACTTTTGGTAGTGCAACTGATAAAAATTGCATACAACATTTTAAAGTTGAGATTGCAGAAAAAAGAGCAAAAGCTCGTTGTATTGTGCAAACTATTGGTTTAACAAATACTTATTCTGAGGACGAAATAAAACATCAACCATAATGAAAGAATTGATAGAAGAGGCACTAAGAGTGTCATGTTTACTTTGGAATGCTGATATTGAAAAAGTTAGAAATAATTCATCTAGATTAAAAAATAATGTAAAAGCTAAGAGGATGTTTGTTTATTATATATACAGTTTTTTAGAAGTATCTTATGTAGATGTCAAAAATTATATAATTGGTTTTAATCATGCATCTAGTATTTATCATGTAAAACAATTTAACAAAGATTTAGATAATGACCCAAATGTAAATAAAATATTTAAAAAATTTATGCAAAAAATGGACCTTTACTCTGTTTATGGAAATGGATATAAAGAAAAAAGAAAAGAAATCGAAAAACTAAAACAAGAATTAATTGATTTTATAAACAAATGAAAAGAATAAAAATAACTAAAGATCAAGTAAAAACCCAAAGAGAGGCTATAATGTGGCATCTTAAAACATTTGGTAACATAACAAGCTGGGAGGCAATCAAGGAATATGGTGCAACAAGGCTTTCAGATATCATATATAAGCTTAAACATGAGGGATATAACATAAAAACAAACTTAATACAAAAACAAAATAGGTTTGGAAATAAAACAACAATTGCAAAGTACGAATATAAAATGCCAGTTCAATATGAACAGCAAACAATTATTTGGGGATGAAAGTAGGAACATTTTTTAGTGGAATAGGTAGTCCAGAACAAGCATTGCTTAATCTTGGCATAAAACATGAAATAGAATTTGCTTGTGATATTGATAAATATGCAAGACAAACATATTTAAAAAACTTTGACTGCAAAAAAATGTATGAAGATATAACAACTTTAGATATGAAAGATTTATCTTATGTTGATTTATTAGTTTTTGGATTTCCATGTCAAGCATTTTCTATGGCTGGAAAAAGAGAAGGTTTTGAAGATACAAGAGGCACATTATTTTATGATGCTTTAAGATATTTAAAACAACATAAGCCAAGATATTTTATAGCTGAAAATGTAAAAGGTTTAATTTCACATGATTCTGGAAAAACATTTCAAACTATAATAGATTGTTTAGCGTTAACTGTTAACAAACAAATGACTTTAATGCCTTTTGATAATTTAGGGTATCATGTATATTATAAAGTTTTAAATACAAAAGATTTTGGTATTCCACAAAACAGAGAGAGAATATTTATTGTAGGAATAAGAGATGATAAAGATAATAATTTTAGATTTTCAAAAGAAATACCATTAGAAATAAAATTAAAAGATTTACTACAAAATAATGTCAATGATAAATATTATTTAAGTAAAAAAATGATTAAAAATATTACTACTCCTTCAAATGGAAATTGGAATTCTGGAAAAATGACTTTTAATACTGATATAGCGAAATGTATTAATGCAAGAGTTCATAAAATGGGCAGAGCTGATACTGATAATTATGTTATAAGCCATTCATTATATCCTAGATCAGGAAATCCAAAACAGGGTGGTACTGGGCATTTAAGTAAATCAGATGGGACATCATATTGTTTAGATACTGGAAATGCTCAAGCTATTCAAAAACAAAATAAAATTAGAAGATTGACTCCAATAGAATGTGAAAGATTACAGGGTTTTCCTGATAATCATACAGAAGGTGTTAGTGATACACAAAGATATAAACAATGTGGCAATACAATTACTGTTAATGTTATGGAGGCAATATTAAAAAATTTATTACATGGATATAGTTAGAGTAATAAAAAGCAAAGATTACACTACAATTTGTAATCGTATTTTTAAGGATAAAAGATTGTCTCTTAAAGCTAAAGGTTTATTAGCCATGTTACTTAGTTTTAGTGATTCATGGAAATTATCAATTAGCGGTTTATATGCTATTTTAAAAGAGGGAAAAGTGTCAATTAGATCAACAATGAACGAACTAATAAAATGTGGTTATGTTGAAAGAGAGAGGGTTAAAGATAATAAAGGTGTTTACATAGGAATTAATTATGTAGTTTTTGAATCCCCAAAGTTAGAAAACCTAAATATGGAAAACCAAACACAATTAAATAATAATATAATAAATAATCAATTAAATAAAGATAACAGTAAAAATGAATTTTTTAATGAGGTTATGGCTTTTGATAATTACTCAAAAGAAATGCTTACTGATTTTTTTGAATATTGGTCAGAGCCAACAAAAAAAGGTGTTTTAAAAAAAGATACAATGAAAACATGGTCAACGTCAAGACGTTTAAAAACATGGGCTAAAAACGAATCAAAATGGGCTTTAAATAGTGTTGGAATAAGCAAGGTTGATAAACATTTACAAACACATAATGAAGCAATGCAAATATTAAAACAAATTCAAGATAATGATAAAAAAAATTAGTGAAGCTGAACTTACAAAAATGTGTGTTGAATTGTTATCTAAAACCTATTTAGATTTAGGTCAGCATAATATAGATGCAAAAACAAAAGTTTTGATGGCTCAAAGTTTAGCATCAGATTTAAAAAAATCCTTTTCATCACTTTTATGGAGGGATGTTGAAATGAGCTTTTGGAATGGTGTTCGCAATACAGAGGATTTTAGCATAAATGCAAAAACTTATTATAAGTGGCTTAAACTCTGGCGTAGTATAATATGGAATAACGAGGGTGTTGCAGACCACCAAAAAGATAAACGTCTTGCATATAGAACTGAATCAAAATTAATAACTAATAAATCATAAAATGAAAAAACTTACAAAAAAAGAACTTGAAAATTTACAAGAAAAAGTTACACAATTAAACAATGCTTTAAACAATTTAGGTAGAATTGAAATGCAAAAGCAACAAATGATTATTGAAACTGCAAACTTTGAAAAACAAGTAAAATATATAACAGATGAATTTGAGGACAAATATGGTAAAATGCAAGTTAACATAGAAACTGGTGAAATGAAAGAGATAGAGGACAATGAATGAAAATGAGGTCATTTGTGAGGATTGGTGGCTAAAACCATCTTTATTGCCAACATCTGTTTGGAGTTATGACAAAGGCAAAAATGGTGGATATATTGCCGACTATCAAAAAGTAAGTCAAGACATTCGTTTAGTTGGAACAAAAAAACAAATAAATGAATGGTATGAAAAAACTGGAGTTGAAATAAAAGATATATGGCATACTGATCTGACTGATGAACATTTAAAGTTATATGAAAGAAACTGCAAAAAACTTGTAGTAATAAGATTAATCTAATGAAAACAATATTAAAAATTATAACATCAATATTAATAACTCCGTTAATGATAATTTTATTAATTGGAGCAATAACAATAGCAACACATGAAACACTTTGGAAGAGTAAAAAAGGGAATCTTGAAGTTGAATAACAAACAGCTTTTTGATGACCAGTTACAACAATATGAAGGCAAAGAAGTTGTAATCAAAATTGTTGAAAGGAATAATAATAGAACTAAAGACCAAAATAGTTTGTTTTGGAAATGGATTGATATTATTAGCAAAGAAACTGGTTACACCAAAGAAGAAACAAAGGAGCTTATATCTTATAAGTTTTTGCGTAGAGAAAGACAAAATGAAGAAGGCTTTACTGAGGTATATTTAAAAGGCACATCAACACTAACAAAAAAAGAGTTTAATGATTTAATGAATAACATTAGTTATTGGAGTTCAACAACATTAGATTTAACACTACCAACTTATGAATGAAACTGATTTACAAATGCATGTAGTGAACTATATTAGAATGCAATATCCAAAGGCTAGGTTTTGTGCAAGTTTAGGTGGAATTAGGACATCAATTTCTCAGGCTCGTAAAGCTAAAAGAACTGGCTACTGGGCTGGTTTTCCAGACCTACAAATAACAGAGCCAAATCATAACTACTATGGTTTATTTATAGAGATTAAAACTGAAACTGGAAGAGCAACAAAAAACCAAAGAGATTGGATAAAAGCACTAAATAAAAGAGGCTACAAAGCTGTTATATGCAAAGGCTTTGAAGAATGTAAAAATGAAATAGATAATTATTTAAGGTGAGCAAAAAACAAGACAAAATCAAAAGACAATTAAATAAAATATATCATGAGATATTGTTAGAACGCAACAGTTGCTCTGGTTGCGGTCAACATGGGAATGCTGTTCCTTTAAGTTTTTCTCATATAATACCAAGGTCAAGAAGAGGTGATTTAGTAACTGATAGACGCAACATAACCTTGCATTGTTTATCTATCGGTGAAAGAACTGGTTGCCATACACTATGGGAATCGGCAAAAGATAGACATAAACTTTTAGATTATTTTACTAACTTAGCATATATAAAAGAAGTTGATCTAGAATATTATTATTTAATAACTGAGTTGAATGTCTAAAGATTTTGAAATAACTTATTGTACAATGGAATGTTTAGAGCAAACTATAAATATTTTAAAAGAAATAAGTAAAGAGTATAAATGGGAAAATGAGGATGAATATATAAAAACTATTTATATGTTATCAACAATCGGTTATGTTTTTAGTCATAAAGATTACAAAGAAGAAATGGAATTGTTTTTTAAGATACTTGGAAAAAAAATAAAAGAGAATCAAGATATAATTAAAGAAGCTAAATATTATGCCAACGCTACCTAAATCAAGAAAAAGAGGCTGGATAAAAAAAATGCCAATGCAAATAAGGCAACATGATAACTCAGCATTTTATCATAGTAAGGCATGGAGGATGACACGCAAGTTTTATATTAAAGACAATCCATTGTGTGAGATGTGTAAACGTAAGGGTAAAACAACAGCCGCACAAATGGTAGATCATATTAAGCAAATTAGTTTAGGTGGCTTAATGTTACATAACAGCAACTTACAAAGCTTATGCAATAGTTGTCATGCAAAAAAATCTAATTACGAATCAATAGAGTATAGAAAAGGAATAAAAAATTATGTCAGAAAAAAGTAAATATTATTACAATACTGAAAGAAACAAGCCAGTTGGTAGTACTCCACACTATTATATTGGTCAAGTATATGGTTTTAAAGCCTTTGATATTATAGAAGACTATAAATTAAATTATAATTGTGGAACAGCTTTGAGCTACATCCTCAGAGCTAGTAGAAAACATAATAAACCAGATGAGTGTATAATGAAAGCAATTGAACATTTAAAAAATGAGCTATATATATTACAAAAAAAAAATAAATAGTAGGGGTGTTTGCAATCTTAACTTAGTGCGTCAGCGTAACA